ATGCATAATAGTTTAATGATGCAACTCATAGGTGAGTTTATAGGAACAGCTTTTGTTGTACTACTTGGTGATGGAGTATGTGCAGCTGTTAACTTGAAAAAGTCAAAAGCAAATGGCGCAGGCTGGATTGCGATTGCTTTAGGCTGGGGGCTAGCTGTGACACTTAGCGTATATTTTGTAAGCTGGTTAAGTCCAGGGCATTTTAATCCGGCAGTTACAATTGCCATGGCTACAGCAGGTAAGTTTGCTTGGTCGTCAGTTTTGCCCTATATTATTGCCCAAGTAGCAGGTGCTTTTGTTGGTGCAGTAATGGTCTGGTTAACATATTATCCTCATTGGGCCGAGACTACTGATCAAGAATTGATTTTAGGAACATTTAGTACTGAACCGGCAATTAGAAATTACTTTTGGAATTTCTTTGCGGAAGTAGTGGGTACTTTTATCTTTATTTACGGCTTGTTAGCTTTTACTAAAGCTAACATTCCTGCTAATTTGAATCCCATCCTTGCAGGATTGTTAATTGTAGGTTGTGTTTTCTCAGTTGGGGGAATTACAGGTTATGCAATTAATCCTGCTCGTGATTTTGGTCCTAGATTAGCCCATCAGCTTTTACCGATTGCTAATAAAGGTAAGTCGGATTGGGCTTATAGCTGGGTGCCAGTAGTTGGTCCAATAGTAGGTGGCCTGCTAGCAGCTTTGTTGTTTAAGGCTATAGCTTAATCTTGAGCTCTTTTATATAATATAACTAAGCAAAAATCTTCAGAATCTAAAGTTTCTGAGGATTTTTTGTTTAATTAATTATTTTGATTTGTTCAGCAATAACAAGCTTGCAACATCTTTACCAATATGATTGCTGTTGAACTAAGAACAATTATTCTGGTTTTTAATACGATCCATTTTTTAGGCGTAAGCTGCAATAGATTTTAATTTTACAAAAAAAGTCACTCTTCACAGAGTGACTTTTATGTTAGCCAAAACATTAGCCAACTTCAAAATCAATAAATACCTAAATGCTGGTATAGCAGATAAAATATTGATAAAAATCAATAAAAATCAATAAAAATGATCCGGGTGGTCTTTATATGGGTAATTAAAATACTGTTATAACAGTATTTTAAAGCGTTGATGTTAGCCAAATGTTAGCCAACTTTATGCAAGATGCAATTTTTGCGGTTGATCCATTGAATCTAATGCATTTGCAAGTATTTTCTGTTGCGTGGCTTTCATCTCATCAATCATGTATGAATAAGTATCCATCGTAATTCCTAAATTGGAGTGGCCGAGCCTTTTACTAATTTCATACCAGTCCACGTGATGAGCAACCAGATATGCAACGTGGCAATGACGCAAGCTGTGAAAATGAAAACCTTTCTTAGATATATTTGCCTCTTTCAAGCGATATCTCAGAGCCTTATTTAGAGCGTTATCAGTAGGTAGTTCACCATTTGGTTTTGCGAAAATGAATTCTTGATTATTTTCCTTAAGTTCATTTAATGTATTTAATAAAGACTTTGAAACATAAATTACTCTTTTTGAACTTTCATTTTTAGGCGGCTTAATTTTTTTAGATATGTAATCGTATGACTTGCTAATTTTGATAGTTTGCTTTTTATTGTCAATATCAAACCATTTAAGCGCCAAAATTTCGCCCGCCCTCATTCCTGTCTCTATTGCAGTTAAAATCGCATAAGGAGTCGTATGCTTTCGATTCAGACTGCTTTGGGTAACCTTAAGTAAAGACTGAATTTCTTTAATTGACAAATATTCAATATGTCGTGCCCTTGTTTCATTCCAGACTTCGTTAATTCGATTAGTAAAATTTTGTGGAATAATACCTTCTTCATGTGCATCTGAAACACATGATTTTAGAATACCATTTAACTTTTTAATGGTTACTTTAGAATGATTTTTACCATATTCGTTGATAAAATTTTGATATACAGAGCGATTAATATCATTTATTCTAGTAGTACCAAAATATTTTTTAACCACATTGCTAATATAAGTATATCTTCTCTTGGTACCATCTGTTTTGCCTGGGATGCGATACGTCATTGCCCATTTCCAAAAATAATCAGCAAAAACTGGATTTTCATTTGTAATATTATTTTTGTTTTTGGCTAAAGTCTGTTCGTTTTCCCATTTTTTTGCTTGAGCCTTAGTTCTAAAACCACCTTTGGTTTTATATTTTTTCTTTTTACCAGATTTAGCATCTGGATCGTTAATATACCAGGAAACCTGTACGGTCCAGCTATTGCCACGTTTATAAACGGTCATATTTATTTCCTCTTTAAAATTTGCTAAAATAGGGTAGACAAAAAGCTTTTGTCTACATTGATAAGCCTTCAAGAATAGTTTTCCAGACGAGTTCTTAAAGGCTTTTTGTGTTGCTTATTTTAATTAGTTATTTAACCCTGTTTCTGATTTACCAGTAAGCCTTGAACCGGTAAAATCTAATGCAACACTAGAACCAACACCACCATCAATGCCTGTATACCAAGTATAAGTAGTTTTGTAATTACCCAAAATTAAAGATTGCGTAATTTCATCAGGTAAACCAAATTTATTTGTTACTTCATCAGCAGTTGTACTGTTTGATAACTTTTTATAAGCCTTGCGAGTAAACTTATTAGCTGGTCTTTTCCATCTAAAATCAGTTAAGGACGACCTAACCACTTTGTTATTAACAAATATAAAAGTAAGTGTCATATCATCATATTCCCATTTTGCAACCGTGGTTTCTATGCCTGAAGTTTCACTGTCATAATTTTTAGATGGTCCGGATTGGAGAGACTTTTTAACAGATGTGTAGGTAGATCCTCCTTTACCATCTTGCATAAGATCACCAACTTTGATTTTTGTATAAATTTGAAATAATGCCATATTATTTTCTGTCGTTTTATCACCTAATTTGTCAGAAATCAATTTAGGCTTAGATTTTCTTTTGGATTTTTCCTCTGTTTTCGTAGCACTATTAGAGGTGCTGTTTTTACCAGCCCAAAAAACGGCTCCTAGTAATCCAATAAAAGCAATAGCGATAATTATCCAAAACCAAGTCTTTTTATAAAAAGGTTGGTTGGTAGTTTTACTCATTTTTTGTAAATTATTCATATTTTTTCCTTCAAATAGATAATCCGCCATAGGTTAAAGCTATGGGCAGAAAATTTAATATTTTACATTACAGCACTAGTAGCAGTTTTTTCTTTTTCATGCTCTTCAATATACAAGGTATCACGATACTCATAAGCATCAGGATACTCATTAAAATCAAAAGTTAATTCCTTGTGTTTAGCAAGAACTTCCTTGATTTTATTCATAGGTACCTTAAAGTATTCTTTACGTTTATTTACGCGATTAACACGATATTCTTTAAAGTAAGTATGTAAACTAGATTCTAAGCTGAATGCATCTTCACTGAATACTAAAGCATTAACATCAAATTTAAATGGTACAGAAGCATTTCCTAATTCATTAATGCGATCCATTGGGTCTAATCTACGAGTTACTCCGATTTTATATACATCTTTACCAAATGAACCAATATTAGAAATTATATAAACATAACCAGCTGTAGGATTGGCTGCTCTATCTTGTAATTTTTCTTTTCTCTCACGAATATTATTAAGTTTATCTTGTAATTCTTGTAATTGATGTTTAAGAGCTAACACCTCAGATGTATCTGTAGTCGTGCTTAATTTGTCAGCTATGCGATCTTTTGCTTGAGTAAAGTGAGCTTCATCTTTTTCGTATTTAGCACGTTCTGATGCAATTTCACGCTGTAATTTCTTTTCCTCACGCTCTCGTTCACGTTGCTCTCGTAATTGCTCTTTTTCTTCTTCTTTTTTCAATGCATATTCGAGACCAATATGAGCTTCGTCCAATTTACTGTCAAGATAATCAGTGGTAAGGCGGATACCATTAGGCTCATTTAATTTATTTAACTGTGCAAATGATGTATTTATTCTTTTTTCAATAGTTTCAATATTAGATTTTGTTACCTTGTTAATGGCTGCTTCACATTCACCGTTAAAGGAGCGGAGTAATTGTTTTATATTTTTCTTCTGCATGGATTTTCCCTTAGCTAAAGAGCCATTCATGGTCATAGGTTCGAATATTTCGGCTGCTATTTCATTACGAATCATTGTTTTTTGATTAGATCGAACTTCAGTCAGTTTACCTTTATAAGTACTTGAATTCGAAAATTCATAACGTGGTTTATAGAGACCATAGCTTTCGTAATTTATTTCCTCAGACAAGTCTACAATTTGGTTATTTAATTCGTCTACCTTGGTATACAGTGAGTTTATAGTAGTTGTAAGTTGTTTTTCTTTATTCTGCTTAGTCTTAATTGTTTTATCTAATTCATTCAATTCAGAATTCTTTTTTTCAATAAGAGCATCAAGTTCAACAGGTTTCATTTGCTGAACGCTCAATTTAAGCTCATTTTCTTTCTTTAAATTAGCATTTTCAGTCTTTAGGTTTATAATTTCTTCTTTTAATTCTCGAACATGAAAAATATCAAAAAAAGAATTTGCTTTATTTGAAGAATCGCTTACTTTTTGGTTTTCACTATTTGAAGATTGGTTTGGAATATTAAGCAAGTTGTTTATTTCAACAATTGTATGAGATTGAAAATAATCATTCATTTTAGCTTGGCTTGACTTTTTCAAAAGCTGAGTTTTAGTAGCACAATTATTACAAATTATGCCATCTTTTAAAACATATTGTGATGACCATAAGCCTATTTTCTTACCGCATACTCCACAGTGCTTTTGTTTCATTTTTACCTCTTTTAGCATTAAAAACTATGATAAAATTATATATAGTAAGCGTTATTATTTTAAGCGTATTGTTATATTAGCTTTCAAGATTCAACTGTCAACCCGAGTCTTGAAGGCTTTTTTTATTTTTAAAACAATAAATCATTGTGTTTTCTAAATAATTCAACCACATCATCATACATGCGTACCGGTATACCATATGCTTGCATAAATTCGCTTGGCTCATTAAAACAATCGTATTGTCGTGTGGCGTAGTCAAAGATTAGGTTCAGTGAATACAAGTCAGCATGATGCTCAACTGGAGTATTAAAGTTCCGATAATAAAATTTACCAGAGTCACCATTTGCAAAATGACCGATTTCATGACCAATTATGAAAGGCAGTTCTTTTTTGTTTTTCCAGTTTAAATTGATAACCATTTTATTTAAATCTGTGAAGGAAACTGATGGGTCTGTGTCTTTGACGTTATCCACTAAGGCATAGCTTACTCCTCGATCAAAAGCATAATTCAAAAGATAGCTAATCAAATTTTCCATTCTTTCGCCCCTTTCTAAAATCAGAATCCATTAAATTTCTGATTACATCAAGATACTCTTCGGGTATTTGTTGACCGTTGTAAGAATAGATATTATCTGTATTAGCAATATCTATATTTTTGTGTCCGTTATGGGTTACGGGAGAGGGATCATCTGTGTTGCCTAAAAGGTAATCAGTAGACGTGTGAAGGACTTTAGCTACCTTTTGCAGATTTTCTGTAGAAGGAGTTTTTGTTTTCCAACTATATATTGTATTTTTGCCGAGCCCAGCTTTTTCGTTTAATTCTGTAAGACTATAACCATGTTTTTTTGCCATTATTTTAACGGTATCAAGTAGTGCCATAATAGTATTCCTCCGACTATTGACTAAAATAATTAGACCAAAGTAAAAATAAATTGTTGCATTTTTAGACTATGGTGGTATTATTAAGTCATCAAGTAATTAAGCAAGAAAAAACTAGCCTATCAATTCAGAAACTTTGGCGAGTAAAGATTGATATAGCAATGCTTTTCTGCTTATTTGTCATGATTATATATTAGACCTTAGTCTAAAAATAGTCAAGAACTTGATTAAAATACTTTAGAAAGAAGGTGAACTTATGGTTGAGCAAGCTTTAGTAAAAAACGCTGAAGAATTAAAACTTAAATTTCAAATTGCAATTAAGAAACACCATACTACCCAGAGAAAAGTAGCTAAATATTGCAATACCAATGAATTTCAATTTAGCAAAGCTATTTCAGGCGATCCAGCAAAAAGATCTCAAGAAATCAGGAAAGCTGCTGCTGAAATTTTGGGAATTGAAATTTAAGTATTAGAAAAAGCATAGCTCTCAGGCTAGCTATGGCTGCGAAATTAAAGAGAGAAAAAGAAAACTAATGGAAAACGAGGTGAAATCAATTGACTGATCTAGTAAATCTACAAATACAAGTGGGGCCTCTGATTGAAGTGGTTGATCAAATCATGCAAGAGCGTGGCTATGTCCCAGCTGAGTCGCTGGAGGGCAAAACAATCAAGATGAAAGAATTCTCGAAAAAGTATTGTGGTAGTAAAGCAGTGCCTTGGATAAGATTATTCATTTTTGATGAATTCCCTGAAGTTGATTTTAAAAATGGCGGCTGGGTAGTCAATCCAAGAAAAAATAAAGATGGAAACAGGACATTTATCTTTGAAAAGCCTGCAAAAGAATGGCTAGACAAACACAGATGTGAAATAGATTGGAACGCAAAATTACCATGATTGAAAGGATATTGAAAAAATGGGAAAACTTTTTAAACACATACACAGACGTCGAGCTACACACCAAGCAGTCATTAACAATCTCGTTATTGCTAGTAATTGTTGGGCTGGCATTAACGATTTGGCTGTTAGCGCAACCGGAGTTGATTCCCGAAACGTAAAAAAGCCCGACGGCAATCGGACTTAAGTAATAACACTAGGAGAATTATAACATGAACGAAGAAAAAATTAAAAAGATTGCTAAAACTGCAATCGTACTAACTATGCCAAATACTAAATTTGAAGTTAATGGCAAAGTTCTCAGCGAGCAAGAAAAAGCAGCATCAATTTCAACATTAATGATTGCTTTAATGCTCGAACTCGGCCTCGATACGAAACGAGAATTTGAAGAGGCTGTTTTAAAAGGAGCAAAGATATCAGAATTTAATCCATTTTTGGCAATAATGCTTACTGAAGCTGCAATTGAATTTTGTGGAATTGATAGCACTATTAAAAAGGCAAACAAGATAGTTGCTTTTTACGACAGCATTGAGGAGGACTAGTGATGAAACTTTTTGAAATTAATGATGCTATAAAGCAAATTGTAGATCGTGATGATATTGCCCCTGTGACTTTGAAAGACACGTTAGATTCACTTGAGCTAACAAGGGATGCCAAACTTGATGGACTAGCCAGTTTAATTGAACGAGATACAGCTGATATCGATTTTTTGACCAATAAAATTAAGCAGTTAACGGAGCAAAAGCGGCACTTTCAGAATCAAAAAGATAATTTACTTAAATATATGACTGAAGTTATCGATGATGCAGGTGTCAAGCAGGTACAAACTAAGCATTATATTTTAAAACCACGCAATTACCGGCAAAAAACAATTATTTCTGATGAATTAAAACTACCTGATACATACCGAGAAAAGAAAGAAGTTGTCTCAATTAATAAACAATTACTATACAACGACTTAAAAAAAGGTGTGGAAATACCGGGGGCACATTTAGAGCCTAACCGTAAGACAACGATCAATTAGGGGCGATATATATGACGATGCAAGATGATTTTATCGAATGGCAAAAAGAAACTTTGAAAGCCATTGAGTTATGGACAATTCGCTTAAAAACTGAAGCTTTAAAGCAAAAAACATATAGTGGGGCAATTAATTTTTTAAGCCGTAGTAAGCCTGAATTGTCAGGCTCATTTAGAGGCACCACTGATGAGCTTTTCCGAGAGATTACCAGAACCATGTTTAGTGATGCTGCCAAGATGGTTCGTGAAGAAGCTTTAAAGCAGGAGGTGGCAAAAGATGCATAGATTAAAGGAACTGCGGAAACAGCAGGGACTGACGCAAACGGAATTAGGCCATGCTATCGGGTTACATGATAACACGCTTTGCCAGTACGAAACTGGTAAACGCAATCCTAAGCCTGAAATATGGCAAAAGTTGGCTGATTTTTACGGCGTATCTGTTCCTTATCTACAAGGGTATGAACAGCCAACTCCTCATAACCGACTGAAAGAACTGCGTCAAGAACGCGGACTTAGCCAAGAAGATTTAGCTAAGGGCACCGGCATAACACAACAAGCTATCAGTTTATACGAGCTAGGGTTGAGAGAGCCTAGCTCGGCTATCTGGCAACAATTATCCGTTTACTTTGGCCAACCGGTTTCTTATCTCAGAGGCGAAATTGATATAAACAAAATACAAAAAATTCTACAAACCATGCTACTGGTTAATTGCACTGTTGGCTCCTTAGATTCATTTAATCAAGGTGAATTTGCGGATTGCGATAGGGAAACTAAAAAGTTTTTAGCTTTGAACTGTTTAATTCTACTAATCCACCAAGAACTAAATATTAATCCTCATGATCAATTTGAGGCTGTAGTTAACAAAACCACAGAGTTGATGAACTTAACGAATCAAGAAAAAATCGCTTTCGTAAATAGAAATATGAAGTGTGCTAATAACTCCAATAAAAAGCGAGATATTAATATAGCGAATGAATTGCTGAATTTTTACGATAATTTATAAATAATGTATGAGTTAAGACCATATCAACTGGATTTAATTAGCCACATAACTAAATCAATGCAGACTGGGCACCACCACATTATTGTGCAGTCGCCGCCGAGGACAGGAAAGACGGTGGTTATGGCTGAAATTGCTAGACGGACAACACTTAAAAATAATCGCGTGATGTTCATTATCCACCGCAAAGAAGTTTTAGACCAAGCGATTGATACATTTAAAGCACAGGGTGTTAAACCTGAACTGGCAACTATGGGACTAGTACAGACACTTTGTCGACGGGTCGATAAACTACCCGAACCACAACTAATTTTAATTGACGAAGGTCACCACGCTTTAGCGAAAAGTTATCAAAAGATAATCCAAAAATTTAGCAATGCTTACATTTTATTTTTTACTGCGACACCGCGGCGAACTGGTAAACAACAACTAGACCAGATTGCGGACGATATTATCATCGGTCAATCAATCAGAGAGCTAACCGATAACGGCTTTTTAGCACCGTTTAGATATTTTCAACCACCAAACGATTTTAACAGCAAACTACTAAAAAGAAGTTCAACTGGGGACTATACCACACAATCAATGGACGACGCTATGAGCAGTAAAATTTATGGTCATATTGTTAAGCAATATCAAAGGATAGCGCCAGATAAGCAAGCAGTCGTTTACACCTATTCGATTGATTCAGCTAAAAGAGTTGCTGACGAATTCAATCGAGCAGGAATTAGTGCCAAAGAAGTAGATGGTAAAACTGCTGACGCCGAGCGCGATAGCACTGTTAACGATTTTCGCAAACAACGATTAAAGATACTTGTAAACGTCAATCTATTTACTGAAGGTGTTGACCTGCCAAATGTGGATTGCGTGATTATGGCCAGACCTACCACGTCACTTGCTTTATACCTCCAGTTTTCGATGCGGTGCTTAAACCCGCGCGAAGGTAAAACGGCGATCATTATCGACCACGCTAATAACGTACAGAAATTTGGTTATCCAGATGACGACCGCGACTGGCGACAAGCAATCGTAAGTGGTGTAAAAGGTGACACGTCAGCGACTGCCAACCAAGGAACAGCAATTATCACCTGCGATTATTGTTTTGCCGTGGTAAAGGTAGCCGAAGTTAAAAACGGTAAATGCCCATTATGCGGCGAGCCAATCAAGGTTCACGAAGACAAACAAGTGGCAGATGTTGATTTAGTAGAAGCTAAGAAACGCAAAAATTTAATTAAAGAAATTGTACACAACGATTTACTTAAAAAAGTTGCGACAAAGAAAGTAAGTGAATTACAATCACCAGCCGAATTTAAAGCTTATGCAAACCTTCATGGCTATAAGCCTGGCTGGGTTTACTTTCAACTTAAACAGAAAGGATATTTTAAAAAGTGAAAAAAGTTAATTTTCTCAACCATGTTGCGATCAGAATCGCTATAGCAACAATGGCTGGGAATTATAAAGAAGTTTTACAGCAAAGAAATATTCTGAATCATTTTATCGACAGATTGATTTTTGAAGCAGAAATAGAAAGAGACAAATATTAATGATTATTTTACCAAAAGCGGAGCAATTGGCTCCAAAATCTCAGCCCCATAACTTTTTTATCTGGGGCGCACCGATGACCGGCAAAAGTTACTTCGCAAGTTATTTTCCGAATCCGTTAGTGCTTAATACGGACGGAAACAGCGAGCAAGGAACTGCACCGGCATTTCAAATCAGAAATTTAAGAGATAAAAATGGCCGGCCTAAGCAACTGGTCACTAATCAAATCGACGATATTGTTCTAGCTTTGCAAAACGAAAACGAGCAAAGAAAGCCAGAAGAACAATTTAAAACTCTAGTGGTTGATGTTATTGACGACATTGTTGTCATGTTGGAGCAGGCTATCTGTTGGGAAAACAACGTGAAGTCACTAGGTGATATCGGATATGGGAAAGGCTACGCACTATTTAATGCGGCACTTCAGCAAATGGTCATGGATTTAAAAGCGCTGCCGATGAACATCATCTATATTTCGCGCGAAATAGCTATTACAGATGAAAACACTGGAGCGACTACTTACCACCCTTCACTTAAAACGAAATATTACAACGTCGTCAATGGCAACTGCGATATTGAAATTCGCACTAAAAAAGTTGGTGATGGCACTAACGCCACGTACTTCAGAGAAGTTAAGGGCTTAAGAACCCAATACGACCCTAAAAATATCACTGACAAGCGGGTTCTACAGCTTTTACAAACATGCAATGGAATTTTTAAAAAGGAGAATAAATAACTATGAGTTTAATGGATGCAATGAATGAGTTAAAAAAGAACGGTTTTGACCCTAAAGAAGGCAAGGAATTTAACCCCAACGAGCCAATTCCTGATGATACTTATCTGATGACACTTGATGGTGCTTCACACAGCGTTAAAAATGACCATGATTTTTTGATTATTAATTTCAGCGTTGTTGAAGGCGAATACGAAGGTCGCCGCGAGTCTTACTTCCCATCATTGAGACAAACTAAAAACGATGGTACTCCAATTTCTCCAAATTTTATCGCCCGAACTATTTCACAAATTCAAATTTTAGGTGAAGCAGTAGACAATCCGATTCCAGATAGTTGTTTTGATTTTGATATAGAAACTGAAGCTTATGATGCAATCGCTGACAAACTTCAAGGAGCTTTAGGCAGACTTTTAAAAGTAACGATTACAACCTCGCCGAACAAAAAGAACCCACAATATCCTTACCGAAACTATAAATTTGAGAAGCACGAACAGCCTAAGGTTGCAGATGCTAAAGACCCGTTTAATGGCACTGGGAACACGGTAGATATTTCTGACGACGACCTCCCTTTTGACTAGAAGCGAGGTGTAATCATGGTAAATCAAGTTACCTTAATTGGCGTGCTATTTAGAGATCCGAAAAATATTTTTGAAAATGGTTGCTGGGCTTACACGCAAGCGGTGGTGCAATGTGGAGAGGTAATGGTGACCTGCATAACTACAGATGTAATAATTAAAAATTTGTTAAGGACAGTTAAACAGGGAGCGCCTATCACCATTAAAGGCAGTCTGACTAATGACCACTATGTACAAGTCGACTCTGCGTATAGCCCCGAATTTACTTATCCGCATGTGCCTGACGGTGTCCAAGATATTGATGACGTTTGGTGGGATTAAATTGGCACTAGAAAATTTAGTAAATTATGCGATTAACTACGCTAATCACGGTTTTGGTGTGATTCCAATCGGCGCCAATAAGCGACCTTTAGTTAAGTTTGCTAACCGACCTGCAATGAGTGTGGATGAAATTAAACAAACTTGGCAACGTTATCCACTGGCTAATATCGCTCTTAAAACCGACCAGTTTTTTGTGATTGATGTTGACCGACATGGTGAGGTAGATGGTATGGACGCTATTCGTGCTTTAAAACATGATGAATGGTTTAAAGATACCTTGACTGAACGCACCGCTCATAACGGTTTTCATTTCTTTTTCCAAAAGCCTAAGGATGAAAATATATCACAAAATATCGGTTTCTTGCCAGGCGTTGACTTGAAAGCACACGAAAATAACTACGTGGTTGTTGCACCTAGCCGCATAGGCGATAAATCTTACAGATGGCTTAACCACAAGCCAATCAGACCAGCGCCGCAAGGCTTGCTGGATTTGATAAAAGAGAAAGCAAAGCCCGAAAAGCGTAAGATTTTAAGCTATAAAATTTCAGCAAAAACACAAACAACAGGCTTATTTGAAAAGATAGCTAATGGCCTTGGTGATGATGGTCAACGCAATAAATCGTTAGCTAGTTTTGTGGGTGGTCTACTATATCGCGGAGTCGACCCAGATGCCGTTGCCAAGCTGGCTATCATAGCCAACACAAACACGGCGGACAGCTTACCACTCAATGAGGTCGAACGAACAGTTAACTCCATGATTGAAAAAGAGATACAGAGGAGGGGGATTGATGAGTGACATTATTCATATTGATGAAAAAAACGCGAATAAATTGCGCAACACCACAATTGACCTTGACAAGCAAACTAATGGCGCGGTCAAAACCACCAGCGTTAAAAATGTAGTCATGATTTTACTCCGCGACCCCAATCTGAAAGGTTTATTTCGTTTAAATGAGTTTACTGGCGAAGTTGATGTAGTCAAGTCGGTTGAGATTGCGCTGCCGGACATTGGTAAAGTAGCGATTACTAAGGGTCGATACACCGACCAAGTTACTAATTCAATCGAATTATATATCGAAAGCCAAGGTGTTTACGGTCACGCGTCTTTTAAAAATATGATTATTGAACAAGCCGTTGATAATGTTGCCTACATGAATCCTTATAACCCCGTGGTGAAGTATATGGATAAAGCTTACAAGCACTGGGATAAAAAACGCCGTTTAGATAAATTTTTTGTTGAATATCTGGGCGCGGATAATAATGAAACCAATGTGTTGATTACACGGATATTTTTTATGGCGGTAGTAGCAAAAGCTTATGACCCAGCAGTTAAAGTTGACTATGTTACCGATTTAGTCGGTGGCCAAGGTGTTGGTAAAACAACGTGCTTAAAAAATATCGCTCCAATGGGACTATATACCGACCAATTCAATAGCTTTACTAAAAAAGACGATTTTGAAGTCATGAAAAACGCGCTTATCGTTAATGATGATGAAATGACCGCGAGTAATGATGCCAGTTTTGAAGAGATTAAAAAATTTATCACAATGCAAGACTTTGAATATCGTAAACCTTACGCGCATAAGCCAATCAAATTTCAAAAGAAATTTATTATTACGCGGACAACTAATGAAGTCCGTCACCTTAAAGACCGTTCAGGCGACCGGCGTTTTTTATCAATTTATGCGCACCCTGAACAACAAACTAAAAGTCCGATAACTGAACTATCTCCAGAGGTGGTGGAGCAGGTGTGGGGCGAAGCAGTGTGGCTCTATAAAAATGCCAAAGACCCGTTTTTGTTTACGCCCAGACAAGAAGGGTTACTAAAAGCTAATCGTGAGCAGTTCAGATATACGACTGGGCTAGAAGATGACTTAATGGATGTTTTAGAAAATAAATTTAAAAATCAAGAATTTATAGCTAACCGTGATTTGGCCTTTGCTTTGTTTCAAGACTACAACGCACTGTCGCGTAACAATAAACAAACTAAAAACGTACGGTATTACATGGAACATGAAGGTTATACAGTAGGCGCAACTAAGTTAATAGACGGTAAGACGGTTAGGGGATTTAGTAAATAATTACAGTGAATTACAGTAAAATTACGGTTACTGTAATCTTGCAAGCCCTTGTCACTCTAAGAGTTATAAATATAAATTACACTATTACACTATTATTTATATAAACTTTTTATTTATATAAATAAGCCTATTCAATAGCTTTTAAAAGTTTTTTTGATTTTTACTGTAATTTTTAAAATTATGGTATCTAATTCCTTGAGAGAGTAACGGTAAAGCACATTACAGTTACTGTAATTTTACCGTAATTACTACATGGAACACCTTGGATATGATACGAGCGCTCGTAAAAAAATAGATGGAAAAACGGTTAGAGGATTTCAAAGGTGACAGTTAGTGACAGTTAGGTGACGGTTACTGTCACCTAACTAAAGCCTTGGGAGAGTAAGTTAAATTATGGTTAGGTGACAGTAAGACAGTATATTTTAATAAAACTTTTTATTTATATAAATAAGCCTATTAATAGCTTTTAAAAGTTTTTTTCAATTTTACTGTCACCTTTGAAAAATATAGTAATAAAGCCTTGGGAGAGTAAGTTAAAAACAGGTGACGGTTACTGTCACCCAAGTGTCACCTTTAGGAGAAAAATAATGAAAAAACTAATTTTTAAAGCAGACAAAGGCACAATGGGTAAATTTAACTACATTGGCTTTAGAAAATATGTTGGTAAGAATCCTGTTATGGGAACCAACTTGTACGATAACCATGTAATTATTGATTCTGGCGAATATATCGAACTCGGCTTTATTGACAAGCCTAATGTTGCAAATTGGAAAAACAAAATCGATGAAGAGGAATTTAAGGGGGACACAAAAGGCACTTTACTAGGGTCCGGAGAATTTGAAGAAATAGAACTTTGGTTAAGTACGTATTTTAATTTAACGCCAGTGGAGGACTAGCAATGAAAAAAGAAGAAAAAATTTTAATTGATACAAAGTACCCTGAATTAGCAGCTGTAATTATGCAGCTACAAGCTATATCTAGCATTGCAAATGATAAGGATTTAACTTTAAACGAATTGTCATTTAATAAAACGTCCAATAAAAATTCAGAAGATTTGACTATCAATATTAGTTTTAAAAGGATTAAACAATGACGAAAGTAAAAAAGTTATATCGCAAAAGCAAAAATGGCAAGTACGTGTTCCTTGGGCACGTGCCAGATAACTATCCATTGGGTGAAAACGAGAAATTCGAAGACGCGGGAGTAACAAAAAATGGAAGAGACGACTAAGAAAGCAATTAGATTTACTAACGTTGACAAAAATATAAAACGTGAAGAAATGTTGGAAGACATGTATGGAACGTCAATGCTGCTTCTAAATAATGATGAACTTAAGCCTAAGCGAAAAGTACCTGCATACTTTGTGAAATTTCAATCTGGAACATATAGGGTCAGCAAAGAAGACTATGACTGGAGCGTGGATTACTTAAACAAAAAGGCGGATAAAAATGAAAGAAATAACTAAGAAAGCAATTCGCTTTACTGATATTAAAAAGGAACGCGATTATGAAGAACTTATCGAAAATTTGAGTAGTATAGAAATTCATTCTAACGGACAATATATAATAAATTTTAAACACGTGCCCAATAAAAGTGGTATTTTTGGCGATTCTCCTAAGCCTTTTGAACAAACCTATCATGTTGATGAAGAAACATATGCTAAATGTGCTCGAATTTTAAAAAGGCGAATCAAAGACAAAAAAGTTAGTGAATGCGGGGGTAATCAATGAAATTATTAATAATTTTAATCGGCTTGTTGGGAGCATTATCATGCATAGTAGCGTTCGTGTGTTTTTACCTAGATAACGAAAAATTAGGTTGGGCATTCTTTATAATATTTGCTGTTTTAGCAGTATTAGCCGGCTTGCTTGAAAAGTATATGTGGTGGACTAGCTGGGGGTGGTAATTATTGCAAGAGCACGAAATTCAAAAACAAATTCAATTAAGCTTATCAGCCAATCACTGTACAGTTTTCCGTGCCAATGTCGGCAAAGTCCTGATGAAAGACGGTCGTTGGTTTGATACAGGCTTACCTAAAGGCTTTCCAGACTTGGTTGGCTTTCGGTGGATTGATAATCAAATCTTTTTTATTGAAGTAAAGTCGGCAACGGGTAAGCCGCGACCTGAACAAATCAGATTTCATAATGTGCTACAAAAACGAAAAATTGTGCATGGTATAGCTAGGAGTGCAGATGACGCTTTAAAAATCGTGAAAGAAGGGTTAGTCGGATATGGGTACTGAAATCTGTAAATATTGCCAAAAAAGCGAAGTAATAGTTGAAAAATTAAATGGTTATACGGGTAAAATTAAAATTCGTGAAAATTTGTTAAATACACAAATTAAAGATGACAACAACTATGGTTGGGCAAGCGTTTCGTATCAAATAAACTACTGCCCTTGGTGTGGTAGGGCTTTAAAAGGGAAGTGATAAAAATGAGATTATCGCAAAAAGTTTGGGATTTAATACATGAAATAGAAGATAAATATGGAACGCTTGTCATACCTGATGACAAACCCTTAATGGTTAAATTGCATAAAGAGATAGGTGTAGCTCAGAAATTTGTAAAACATGATTATGATAAAGAAATAATTAGGTTGATAAAGCTCGGCTATAACTATCGCGAAATTAGCGCAAAAGTTGGTCACAATCCTAGCGCTTGTCGCAGAATAGCAGTGCTATATGGTTATCATACTAGACCTGTTTTTAAGTATGTTGTTAAACCAGAAAATCAACCTGAAATTTATTTAGCCGCTACAACTAATCTGCAATATTTTGGTATCTCACAAAGCAATCATTCCAATGAAGTTTATAAGCGAATGCGGAAACACATTAATCTGATAACTAAACGCACTCATTGGTGCGACATACCCCAAGGTGGTAGATATATGGTTCCTAAGAATAATACGAAAATTTTTATTAAAGAATAGGTCGGTAATGGATGATGATTGGAGTTGAGCAATCAGTTTTGTTTAAGAAAGCGAAATTAGATAAAGCAAAAACAGCACAAGCAGTTAAAAATTTTTTTACAGAAGACTTTGGTCATTATCTTAATCTGGCCAACAAACACCTAAGCGACATATCAAGCCCAACTCTTGACCCTAATAACGTTGGTGGACATGATGGACGCAATCATCAAGATGAACGCATAGTTGTTAATCTCGACGCTCAAGCTTGCGTAAGAGCGGTTGATCATGCTCTTAGCAGTTGCAATTATTCTAGTGGAATAATTTTATATTTATTTTTTATAAAAAAGATGCCAGATACAAAAATTGCAGAAAGATTAGGTTATCAGTCAGCTCGCTATTATCAATTGAAAAATAGTGCGTGTGTTGAGTTTGCAGAACGCCTTGATTTTTGGCGAAAAAAAGATTGTGCTTCAATTAGTGATTTACGAGTTTTTTTAAAATCATAGAATCATCATAGTTTTTGCATAGGATTATCATAGGTTGAGTAGAGATAATACGTTGTATTATGGTATTGTCGAAAGATTAAGGAATTGTCTTTCGATGATACTTTATCTATAAATATCTATAAATTTTTCCTCATTGATGGTACCTCCTTAAATATAAAGACAAAGGGCTGCGGTAATGGTTGTAGCTGGGTTCGAGTCCCGACACCGCAATAGCCATACGTAACTCCCTACTGCGTACGAGGATTGTAAGAACAATACATATACCAATTAAAAGCATTATATAATTATTTAAATAACACATAATATGCTACAATATAAATATAGTTTTATAGAAATAGAGGTATATGTATTGAAAAAAATAAATAGATTATTGGTACTAGTTACTATGATGTTAACTATTTCTTTGTTATCTTTAAGTGGCAATAAGATTGAAGCAGCAAAAAGTAGTGTGAAAGTAAGTGTTAAATCTAACACCAAATCCATGGGACCTGTGAAAAATACTAATTCAGCAGAAACGTTTTCTACAATGACTGGTCCGTCAGGAATTTCAAAAGTTACTCATGTCAGTAGAAATCAATTTTATGTATACATTAAAATGACTAATCCGATATTCTCTTTTTATACATTAAATTTGAAATTAAGAGTACATTATTATAATGGTAAGATAAGAAATGTAAAAGTGGCACATGGAGATAATGGGGTTATAGGTAAAGCTTGGACTAAAAATGTCTATATTCCAAAAGTAGGTAATCATGGATATGTTGAACTTGTTGGAAATGCTATTTCTGATGGAACTTTAGTTGTATCAAAATGTATGAAACCTAGGGCGGCTTTTTAATTATGAACACAAAAAAACAAGAAAATTTGATTATTTATTTTAAGTATCTCAGTGAAAAAAGAAAAATAGAATATCATTTGGAAAAATCAATTGATAATAGCATATATTTTTGGGTATATTCAGATAAAGATTTTTTAATTGTTTTGCAATGGCTAGGTCTTGTAGGAGCTTTTTTCACTTTTAGTAAAACAGCAAAGCCTGATGAAGTCCATGATTTTATGTATGATATCACTATTACAGATTACGGCTATGACATGGAAGAAACTTTGAAAATGGCTTCAGATAATGGGGTAGACTTATCTAAATATTTAAAATGAAGCAAGCAATAGCACTCTATAGTACCTAATGGGGTGCTTTTTTTAATGTTCAAAATCAGGAGGTGGTGAAATGATGTGACTGAATTAAAAGGTAAACAAAAAAAGTTTGCTGACGAGTATATCAAAAGTGGTAATGCGACCGAAGCATATGTAAATGCTGGCTACAAGGTTAAAAATAATGAAACTGCGAGAGCTAACGCTAGTCGCATGCTAACAAATGCTAACGTTAAAGCTTATATCGAATCGCGCATGAAACGGCTCGAATCTGCCAAATTAGCGAGCGCCAAAGAGGTTTTAGAATACTTAACCTCAGTTATGCGAGGCGAACAAACGGAGACTGTAGCGACTGCTAAGGGCATTTTTGAGGGTATTGAAGTTTCGGCTAAAGACAGAATTACTGCTGCTAAAGAATTGCTTAAACGGTATCCAAGTGACCCTATTTCTAATGCGCAACTGCGTAAAATGGTTGCCGAAGCTAAGATGGCTGAATATAAAGTTGAGCAATTAAACAGTGATGATCTAGACACGACAGTCAACATCAATTTCAATATCCCAAAGGAGGACAATAATGCAAGTGAGTCTTAAAGATAATATCTCGCCGGCTTTCTATAAGCTTTTTTGGGATATTCATAACAAAAAACATGCCAATTATTGGCTCAAAGGAGGACGTGGTAGTACCAAGTCCTCTTTTATTTCACTCATGATTGTGCTGGGAATTATGCAAGATAAGGATGCTAATGCAATTGTTTTGCGTAAAGTAGCCAACACGTTACGTGATTCAGTGTTTGAGCAATACTTGTGGGCAATTGATTTATTACACGTTGATGAATACTGGCAATCGTCAGTTAGTCCGATGCAATTAACCTTTAAACCAACCGGTCAACAGATTAGATTTAAGGGTGCAGACGACCCACGTAAGATAAAGTCGCAAACGTTTAGGCAAGGTTACACGAAATTTAAACATTTTGAAGAGGTCACAGAGTTTAAGGGCATGGAAGAAATCAGGTCAATCAACCAATCTCTAGGACGTGGTGGTTCCGGTATTATTACTTTCTATTCATATAACCCACCAGCTAGACAATCTAATTGGGTAAATCAGGCGGTTGACAGTGAGCAAATGCGTGATGACACGTTGGTTAATCTTTCAGATTATCGCTCTGTTCCGAAGTCGTGGCTCGGTATTGAATTCTTAGCAGATGCTGAACAGCTAAAAAAAGATAATGAAAAAGCATATAGACATGAGTATCTAGGAGAAGTAACTGGTACTGGCGCGGAAGTGTTCAACAATATTACGACACGCGCAATAACAGATGATGAAATTGCTAGGTTCGATAAGGTTTACTACGGCTTAGATTTTGGCTTTGCCAAAGACCCGACGGCATTCGTTAAAATTTATTGGGACTCAGCAAGGCGTCGCATTTTTATTTTTGATGAATTTGAACGTGTTGGTCTAAAAGTACGTGATGCAGTTGCGATGATAAAGCAACGTAATCCCAGAAATGAACCATTAACAGCTGATTCGGCCTCTCCTGATATGATTGCGGAATACCAAGACCAAGGACTTAACATCTATGGCGCTATCAAAGGCGGAGGTTCACGTGATCATGGCTACAAGTGGCTGGAAGATTTACGTGAAATTATCATTGACCCCAACCGTTGTCCTGATGCTTGGCGTGAATTTACTAGCTATGAATTTGAAATCGATTTAAACGGCAACTACAAGTCAGGCTATCCTGATGGCAACGACCATACTATGGACGCGACCCGATATGCTCTTGAAAGTTTAATCAGGAAAGGAGGTTTTATTAAATGGAATTAGAAGCGATGAAAAAATTGCTACAAAACACGCAAACAAGGCGAGTTAATTTTAATGCTAAATATGCTAAATCTAAAAGCTATTACCTCAATGAGAATGACATCACTATCAAAAACAATGGTGAGTCTAAAACTAAAGAAGACGATGCCGCAAAAAAGAGTAAAAATCCGTTAAGGCCAGCTGATAACCGTGTGAGTTCTAACTTCCACCAACTATTAGTTGATCAAGAAGCAGGCTATTTGGCTACTAAAGCGCCAACTATTGATGTGGGTGAAGATAAGCTAAATGACCAAATTAAAGATACTTTAGGCGACAACTTTGCTTTAAGATTAAATGAATTGGTTGTTGATGCAGCTAATGCTGGTATAGCATGGCTACATTATTGGCTTGATGAAAATAGCCAGTTTAGATATGCGATTGTGCCACCAGACCAAGTAACACCAATTTATTCAACTGATTTAAATCGTAAGTTAGTAGCACTAAGACGTTCATACAAAGAACTTGATTCAGAAACTGCTAAAACTTATTGGGTACATGAATACTGGGATGATGAAACGGTCACTGTTTTTAAATCAAAAGACGAGCAATTTAATAATTTAGAACTAATTGAAGATAGATTCAACGTTTATGATTTAACAACAGATGAACTTACAGGAACGTCAAGTGTTAACTATCATGATTTTGGTCGAATTCCGTTTATTGCGTTTCCAAAAAACAAGGAACAGCAACCAGATTTATTTCATTACAAGGGCTTAATCGACGTTTATGACAAAATTTATAACGGCTACGTTAATGATTTAGATGATATTCAACAAATATTTTTAATTTTAAAGAATTATGGCGGACAAGGTCTGGACGAATTCAGAAAAGACCTCCAACGATATAAGGCCATTAGAGTTAGGAGTATGGGTAGTGGCGATGATTCAGGTGTTGATCAATTAGCCATTAATATTCCAACTGAGGCCCGTAACTCAATGCTAGAAACAACTAAGACTAACATTTTTGTTCATGCTCAAGGAATCGATCCAACTGATTTTAAAACTAATAATGCAACTGGGACTGCAATTAAGATGCTCTATTCTCATTTGGAGTTAAAAGCAGCTAAAACAGAAGCCTATTTTAGGGATGCATTGACTGAATTAGTTAGAGCAATCATGCATTGGTTAAATATTTCAGATGCGGATAGTCGAAGAATTAATCAAACTTGGACCAGAACAGCAATCCAAAATGATGTTGAAAAAGCTCAGGTGGTTGCTCAGTTGGCAAATTGGACAAGCAAAGAGGCAATAGCCAAAGCTAACCCAATAGTTGAAGATTGGCAGCAAGAGTTGAAAGACCAACAGGAAGACCTTAAGAATCGTAATGATGAGTATGGTAACCCTGACAACCTAAACGGCGGCGGTGACAATAATGACGACCAAGAGAGAAGTTGATTATTGGAAACGTCGTTTTTTGTATGAAAAAGAACAGCAACTCCAGAACACTGCTGAATATGAAACGGCAATGCGGGCTAGGCTAAAAGAAGTCGAGCAGGTATTGGAGCAAGAAGTTGATTATTGGCTTAAACGATATGCATCTAATCAAGAGATAAGCATAAAAGATGCTCGTAAAATCTTGAGCACAATTGGTACTCGTGATTGGCACATGACGCTTAAAGAATTTGAACGTAAGGCTAAAGAAGGCGGCTTTGACAAAGAACTAGATGCCGAATATTTCAAAAGCCAATTATCAAGACTTGAGAACATAGACGAGCAGTTAACCAACCTATTAAGCCAATATGCGACATCTGAGAGTGACAAATTAGCACAAAGTCTATCTAACCAATTTCAACAAACATACATGCATAGCATCTATTTGACGCAATTAGAACAGGCCAAGTTGTCCAGTGACTTTGCCAATGTCAATGAATATCAAGTCAAAGTAATTGTCAACAAGCCTTGGAATGGCAGCAACTTCTCTAAACGGATTTGGAAAAACTACACTGAGGTGTTACCTAATGAATTAGGTGATGCGTTGTTACGTGGCACAGTTTTAGGACATTCTAACGAGCAGATTTTTAAAATGATGCGCCAGCGATTGAGAGACGTTGAAGACTATCAATTGCATCGCTTAGTGATTACTGAAATGGGGCACATTGCCGAAGAAGCAACCGCACAAGCATACAAAGAAGAGGGAGTTGAACAGTACCAGTATTTAGCAACGTTAGAGTCCCACACTTGTGAAGAATGTGCTCATTTAGATGGCCAAGTATTTGAATTAAAAGACAAAGTAGAGGGACTTAACTATCCCTTAATACATCCTTATTGCAGATGTACCACAATGCCATATATTGAAGGTTTTCCTGACAGCTCTGAACGCTGGGCTCGTGATCCTGAAACTGGTAAGGGTGAATATGTTGAAAATATGACCTTCAACGAGTGGAAGAAACAGTATGTAGATGAACCTAAATACAGGAAAATTAAAGCCTTGCTTGGCGAACATGCACCTAAAAAGCAAGAATTGTTTTCTTTAAATAGAAAAAGTGAACAATATGAAAAGCTAAGTAATGATATCAAGACTATTGATTATATAAGAAATTCGAAAACAGAAACTCAGTCCATAACTAAAAGGAATATTGCTAAAGAAGCTTACTTTTCCTTTAAAAATGACGATATTCTAGTTTCTGGACATGCAGCATTGCAATATGCATCTCGTATGCAACAGAAGAAAAATGGAAGGTTCTTATATAATTATGAAACTATTAAGAGGGTGGCAAAAATGCCAGCCAATTATATTGACACAAGAAATAATAGATTGATAGAGTATTATGATAAAATAGCAATAATTAAAGAATCAACTACTGGTAAAGTGGTTACTATAATTCGTCAACGAAAGCCAGGAAGTAGGTGGGATAAAATTGAAAAAAAGTGAAAAGCAAGCAATAGATATACTGAATAGGGCTTTTAATAATACTGATTTAGAAACATATGTGTTTACTATTCAAGATTATTTTGCAGATGAAACGGATCAACTGGCAATAGATAATCCTAAAATGGAAGATTATTTAAATGATGTTATTCCTGAGTTTACGGAAGCATACGATGAGACAAAAAAAGATATATGGCTAAATGATTTGAAAAAAATCATTAAAAAAGCAGAATTATTGATATAGGTTTTAGTTTCACAGGACATATGCAGGATGAAAAAATTTAGATAAATTAATAAATATTCTTGGGAGTTCGGTTGCTTTCTTCTTTACGTTAGCAACTTTTTTATCGAGTTTATGCCTTTGCTCAGTAGGAGGTTTACTTCCATATAGCTTTTTAGAGCGTATACATTATCTTGATATTTATAATAAATATGGCGGTAATATTTTCATAGTCCTTATTTTGAGTTTCTTTTTTCTTATTGTGCAAAGTGGAATGCTAATCTTAAAAAGAAAAAGAGATAGAAAATTTAATAAGTACTTTATAAAACAGCAAAACAATCTATTGAAAGATCCTGATGCAATTCATATTTTGATTTACTTATATGAAACACATCCAAACGCTAGAAGGCTTCCCTATAATAATCAAAAAGTACGACTTTTAGAACAATTTGAACTAATTGAAAAAACCATGAATACCATATACACAGATGATGTTGATAATCCTTTTTTTCCGTATATATTGCAGCCTAAAGCTGAAGAGAAAATAAAAGAAATAGTTAATAATAAAAAATAAAGCAGCCTAACAGCTGCTTTTTATTTTGCCCCAAGCATGGCGTAAAAAGGCTTATTTTTTATACCTTAATTTGTGGTCGCTCCACGTAAAAATATTGCGAGAGAGGAAATAAAATGGCAAATAGAATTTCAAGAGAAAAGTTAATAAAAATTGGTTTAAGTAATGAACAAATGGAAAAGATTGTTGCACTTCATGGTGCAGATATTGAAGAGTTGAAAGCCAAGTCCGATGAATTAATTAATTCAAAAACTGAGGAATTGAAAAAAGCTAATGAGTCCTTGCAGTCTCAGATTGCAGAAAGAGACAAAGATTTGAAATCTCTCAAAAAGCAGGCAGGTGATAACGAAGAACTCGGTAATCAGTTAAAGGAACTTCAGGGCAAATACAAGCATGACACAGAAAACTTAACCAAGGAATTGCAACAAACCAAGCTCAATAGCGCAGTTGACAGTGAATTAGGGAAAGCAAAAGTGCGCAATACAAAGGCTGCTAAAGCGCTATTGAATATGGACGAAGTCAAGTTAAACGACAAAGGCGAACTTGAAGGCCTAGACAACCAAATTAGTTCATTGCAAAAATCTGATAGTTACCTATTTGATCAGGGTCAGAAAGAGCTTTATCAACCACAAGGTGGAGGAGCTAAGACTGACCCTGATTTGGTAGCAACTATGACAAATATATTTAAAGGAGAAGATAAATAATGCCAGCAACAATTAATTATGCAGAAGCATATCAACAAGCAATTCAACAAGGATTTTATGATGGTCATCTTTATACAGCACCATTATGGAATTCACCATCAAATTTAATGATTACGTTTGATGGCGCCAAACACATTAAATTACCAAGATTAACTATTTTAGAAGGCCGCAAAGACCGAGCAAGACGGACTATTACGGACATTACGCCAAACTACAGTAACGATTGGGATACTTATGAATTAAAGAATGAACGTTACTGGAGTACTTTAGTTGACCCATCAGACGTTGATGAATCAAATTATGTTATTTCAATGGCTAACATTACTCGTCAATTTAACTTAGACGAAAAGATGCCTGAAATGGACAAATACATGTTTAGCAAGCTGTTTTTAGAAAAACAAACTAAAGATAGTGGCAAGGGAATTACTAACAATACGCTTGATGAGAAGAACATTTTAACGGCATTTGACAATATGATGGTTGATTTTGATGAAGCGCGTATTCCAAACCAAAACCGTTATCTGTACGTAACTCCCAAGATTAACGCAATTTTGAAGCGTGCTGAGGCACTGAATCGTGGCTTAACATTAAAAGACCCTAACAGCATTCAACGGACAGTTTACAGCTTAGATGATGTAACGATTGTGGTTATTCCATCTGATTTAATGCAGACCGCATATGACTTTACTGTTGGTGCTAAGACAATTGACTCAGCTAAACAAATTGAAATGATGTTAATTTACAACGGTGTTCAAATTGCTCCAGAAAAGTATAGTTTTGCAGGTTTTGACCAACCAAGTGCAGCTTCAAGCGGTAACTATCTCTACTATGAGCAATCATACAACGATGTTTTACTGCTTAATACCAAAACAGCAGGTATTCAATTCGTGATTGCTGATAAGCCAGCGCAAGGTGTTAGTGGTCAATCACTAGAAGATGATAGCCAAAGTACTAAAACTGCCAAAAGTGGGAAGTAAAAATGAATGATGAACACAAACAAAAAATTAAAGATAAGGTCACCCAATTGCTTGGTGACAAGGTTAATGCCGACATAGTGAGTTTTAGCCTAGATCGAGTGATTCAATCAGTGGCCAACTACACCAACATTCCGATTGAGGAACTACCACCTGACATTGACACTACGATTACCGCAATGTGTGTGCAATTAGTTCAGACACACAATTGGACCAATGGCAATAGTGACACAGTCAACTCAATTAGTGAAGGCGATGTATCAGTTAATTTTGGCTCACCAGCTGAAATATACGCTAAAGTACAACAATTAAATCCGATTACAGACGATTTCTTTGTAGATTTAAACCATTTTAGGAGACTGCAATGGTAATTGATGCATTTAACAAGTTAAAGGACATTGCTCCTAAGTTATGGACTGATAAGGTGACCATAAAAACCACCAAGAAAGTGGTTAATGAACATCATATAACCACAAGCGAGCCTGTGACGATTGTTTCCGATGAGCCAGCTAAGGTTATCCTCAAAGGATTAAAAAGTGGTGAACAGTCGTTTTTTGGCACAGATGAGTATGATGCGACTTTGTTAATCAGAACTGGGTTATACATTCCAGCAGGAGCAACAATTGAAGTGACTGATATCAATGGCAAGGTTACCAAGTACAAGCGTTCAAGTAAGGGATATTCGGGCTATGTTAGTCATCAAGAAGTAGCAATGACAAGAGATGAGAAAGCATGAGTGCATTTGGAAGTTTTGACGATGAAGAGTTTCAAGAATTTGCTAAACATGTTAATGCAGTAGTTTCAGGCGATCAATTAAAAACTGAAGTTAAAAAGAGCGTAAAAAATGTTGGAGAAACTTATAAGCGTAATGCTCAGGCAAACACACCAGTTAAAACTGGCGATCTAAGACGCAGTTGGCAACTCAAGGGACCATTCTTTTCAGGTTCAGACATAACAGTCGAATTGCGGAATAGTAAAAATTATGCTTCATTTGTGGAAAATGGCCACCGGCAAAAAGTAGGACAGTACGTGCCAGTAATTGGCAAGCGACTAAAAGCTAGTTGGGTACCAGGTCAGCACTTTTTACAAAAAGCAACGGACCAAACAAGTGGCCAAATGCCACAGCTATTAACACCGATTGTTTGGGATATGATGAGGAGGTTGATGGATGATTGACAATAATTGAACGTGTTGCTGACGAGATTGCACGGATATTTCCAAATGAAATAATTTACACTGAAAATCAAGCAGATGGTTTTAGCGAGCCGTCTTTTTTTATTGAGAAAATCAGTATAATCGCTACTCCAGAATTGTTTGATAGACAGATGCGTAAGCAAAGCTTTCAAGTTATCTACTTTCCTAATCCAAACAATCCTAAGACTGATATGGAACGTGTCGAAGATTACTTGCTAAGCGGATTGTTAGAACTAAAAGACTATGCGCCTCTTAGAAACATTGAAGTTACTCAGCAAGAAGACAATACGCTAATTTACAAATTCGAAGTGTGGGGTAGGTTTTACCCTGATAAAAAAGACGAAGTAAAGTTACAAAATGAGAAATTGAAAGGACAAATTAAATGAGTTGGAAAACACAAAACAAACGCCGACCAGGTGCCTATATCAATGTTGTTGGTAAGGGTAAAGGTAATACTGGCGCTGAAATTGGACGCACACTATTACCGGTTAGCACACAACTTAACTGGGGAGCAAAGGGAATTATCAAATTAACTCATGAATCTAATTTTAAAGCTTTGTTAGGTCATGACCTTAATGAGCCAGAGTTGCAGACTCTACATGAAGTGCTAAAAGGAGCCGATACAGTACTTTTACTTAATAACAATGATGGACAACCTGCTTCTAAAGCAGACCCTGCCTTACCATGGACGATTACAGCTATTTATCCAGGTACTAAAGGCAATGAATTACATATCTCTGTGCAAAGACAAGACAGCAAAGTTACAGTATCAACTCTATTTGGTACAAAATTGGTCGACCAACAAGTTATTGACGTTGATAAACCAGAGAAGCTAATTGACAATGATTATGTGAAATTCAAGGTAAATGGTGAATTGGCTCCACAGCCTAGCCCACAAGATGATAGTTCGGGGAACAATACGCCAACGGTTATGTTATCTAAACTAGAACAATTGCAAAATCCTATAACTGTTGATTTAACAGGTGGCACAACGGTACCAGTACAAATGACTGAATTGCTTAATGATGCATTAGAAACTGAAGACTATGACGTAGCCACTACGGCAGGATTTCCAGTCGATAGTCCATTGCATAAACAATTGGTGGAAGAAATTAAACATTTACGTGAGGACAACGATATTAAAGTACGTGGTGTTGTCCCAGTAACAACTGACAAGGTCAATTATGAAGGCATTTCCATGGTTGCAAACGGTGTGGTCCTCGGTGATGGTACAGAATTAGATGCCACAGTAGCAGCCGGTTATTTTGCAGGCGCATCAAGTTCAGCTACGGCTGCCAAATCGCTAACTTATGTAGAATATCCAGATGCAATCAGTGCCTATCCGAAGTTCAGTAATGATAAGACTATTGATGCTTTAGAAAAAGGGCAAATTGTCTTTACTACAAAACGTAATGAAGCAGTGATTATTGAGCAGGATATTAACTCATTAACTAAGATTACTGCTGAAAAGCCAGTATTTTTCGGTAAAAATCGTGTGGTTAGAACAATGGATACAGTTGTAACTAGAATTAAACGCACGTTTGAAGATATGTTTATTGGCAAAATTACGAACAATTTAACTGGTCGTGATTTGTTCAAAGCTAATATTGTCAGTTATTTACAAAGCCTATCAGATAACGGAATAATTAACGGTTTTGATACCAATGACATTGCTGTTGAAACAGGGGATGAGCGTGATTCTATTTTAGTCAATTTAGCAATAACTCCATTGGATTCAATGGAAAAACTTTATATGACAATGGTAGTTCAATAATTTAGGAGGTAAAAATAAATGGCAGACGAAACAGTAAGTACAGTTGGCAGTTTTTTAAATGGCAGGGATACCATTTCAACAAAAGATGCGAAAGTATATATCACGATTAATGGCAATGTTATTCCATTGATTGAATGTAATGAATTTTCAGCAAAACTCGAAAAAAATAAAGAGGACGTGCAGACGCTTGGCAGTCGTTGGAAACATAAAAAGGTCACATCTGTGGAAGGTACGGGTTCAATTGGAGGCTATTTAATTAGTTCAAATTGGACAAAATACGCTTTGCCATACGTACAAGGCGGGAAAGATCTTTACTTTGAAATCACTTTTACGATTAACGACCCAACTAGCCAGGCTGGTACTCAGACAATTCATTTAGGAGAAGTTAACCTTAACGATATTCCACTGGCGGACTTTAAAGCTGATGATGGAGTTATGCAATGGAAGACAGACTTTACTTTTGAACAGATTAACTTGGTAACACCGTTCACTGGGTTTGATTTATAAGGAGAAATAATAAATGACTATCAAAAAAGAATATAATGTTAACGATTTTTTAGCTGAAAATGTAAAGCAAGAGCGTCTGACAAAAGAAATCAAAATTACAGGCTATAAGGAGCCATTTGTAATTCAGAATATTACTTCTGAAGAATTTGATCAATTGCAAAAGCAAGCGACTTCTAGAATGATTAGCAAGAAAACTTATCAAGAAGTTGAAAAGTCTGATAGTAATAAGTTTACCGATTTACTAATCGAAAAGTCTGTCGTAGTACCTAATCTACATGACGAAAAACTACAAAAAAGCTGGGGCTGTATCGCTGAACCAGCTAAAATGTTGCGGAAAATGATTGCTAAGGCGGGAGAATACGGCGACTTATTAGAAGCTATTTCGGAAATTTCTGGCTTTGATGCGGATAAATTAAGCAATTTTGTGGAAATAGCAAAAAACTAATTGAGTCCAATCGGGACTTCAATTATTGCTATTACTGCATTAACGAATATCATTGGACACCTAGCCAATATGGCAATTTAACACTAAGAGAAAAAGCAATGGTACAGGCTACAATTGACTTACGTGTTGAAGCCGAAGAAAAGCAACAAAAAGAAGCAGAACGTGAGGCTAGAAGATATAAATAGAAAGGAGGTAAAAAATGGCTACAATTAGTGGGACTCTTAGGATTAATGATGCTTTTAGTAATGTACTAAATAGATTTAATTCGGGAATGCAGCGTAGTATGTCCGCTGCTAACAGGCTTAAAGCAGAAATGAACAAAGGCTCTACCGGTATTGAGAGAATGGGTCACAGTGCCAATACAGCCAATATAGGGCTTAAGCAATTAATTGCTGGTTCAGCAATCGGCAGTATGATTAGTTCGGCAATGGGTGCTGCTGAGAATGGTGTTCGTGCTTTTGTAGGTGAATTAAATGATTCAACAGTAGCTTGGTCAACATTTGAAGGCAACATGCGTCAGATTGGTAAGAGTCCGGCACAAATTTATGCCGCTAAAAATTCGTTGCAGAAGTTTGCCCAAGATACCATCTATTCCTCATCTGACATGGCACAGACGTATAGTCAGTTAGCAGCTGTTGGAACAAAAAACACCACGGCTTTAGTTAAAGGATTTGGCGGCTTAGCTGCAGCCGCTACTGATCCACAACAAGCTATGAAGACGTTGTCTGAACAGGCTACGCAAATGGCTGCTAAACCAACAGTGCAATGGCAAGACTTCAAGTTAATGCTAGAACAAACACCAGCAGGTATGGCAGCCGTTGCTAAAACAATGGGAATGTCTACCAAGGAATTAGTTAAAAATGTCCAGGCTAGTACCATTAAAACGGAAGACTTCTTAAATGCCGTAGCAAAAACAGGGACTAATGCCAACTTCTCCAAGATGGCAACACAATACAAGACCATTGGTCAAGCATTAGACGGATTAAAAGAGACGTTGGCAAACAAGGTTCAACCGCAATTTAAGAAACTGAGTGAGATTGGTATTAAGGCAATCAGTAGCATTACTGACAAGCTAGGGAAAGTTAACTTTACCAACTTTGCCGATAAGATAATTGATGGCATTAATCGTGTGAAAACGGCAGGCAGCGCTTTTATAAAAGGCTTTACTAGCCAATTTAGCAAAAACCAATTTGTCGACATAATCCGAGATATTGGAGATAGCATAAGGACGCTGTTTAGTAGCTTGTCTAATAATCAAGGTCTGAAAGGGCTGTTTAATAGTATTGGCCAAGGTGTTGGAAGGTTTGCATTAACCATGGCTTCTGGGATTGCCAACGTTGTGCAGGCGATATCAAAAATTAATCCTAGCGCACTAAAAATGTTAGCAACTGCGTTTGTAGCATTAAAACTTGGCGTTAATGGCCTTAAGCTTGCCGCAATAGCAGCAGGTTTGAAAATAATTGGCTCGTTAGATCCAGGTCAACTGCAGCACGTTGCAACTGCTGTCACTGCACTAGCAACCGCCTTTGTTGCAATGAAAGGTACCGGTGCTATAGCTAGCGTTTTCGAAAAATTGTCAAGTGGTCTAAGTAATTTTATTTCAACAATTTCAGCCATACTGACGTTGTCTCAGAAAATTGCTCAAATTGGTAGCATGATAGGGGGGGCCTTTTCTGCAATCACGGGGCCTGTTGCTCTTGTAATTGCAGGAGTGACTGCTCTAATTATTGGAGCTGTCTATGCTTGGCAGACCAATCTTTTTAATTTTAGAAACACAATGTCTAATTTGTTTAGCAATATCGGGACAATATTTGCACCACTAAGTAGTGCATTTAGTAATTTGGGTGAAGCACTTGCACCAGCGAGTGGAGTTTTATCAGTAATAGGTAAAGCATTAGGTACTATTAGTATTGGAGCTATTTACGGCATTGCTATTGGCGTTGGTGCGCTTGCAGATGCGCTGACAAGCATTATAAACATAGCTTCAGCATTTGTGTATTCATTAAGGGCAGCTGGAGATAGCGTTAAAGCATTTGGTTCTGCCATTAACGATATTAAAAACGGTGATTTTAGTTTCAGCGGGATGCGTAAGGCTTTTAGTGAAGCAGGCAATGATATCGGTCATATGTTCGATTCTTTAAATCGTGCGCACGAATTCAAAACAACGGGCGCTGTAATCAGTTCACTTAAGGGAATCGATGCTCAAGCTAAAACAACTAAATCTAGTTTAGACAGTATTAAGATGCCAAATATAGCTGCTCAAAATAGTAAGATAAACGGTTTAAATAATATAGATTTAAATAAACAATTAGCTAATAAAAAAATAAAAATTGGTTATCAATTTGACACTAATCCAAATGCAAAAATTGAAAAGCAGCTAGCATCTAAGCCACTAAAGGCAAAAATTTCTAGCACAACAGTAGGCGATCCCGTTAATAAACTTCAGCAAAGCATTAGTAAGAACCCGCTTAAAGCCAAGGTTAAAACCGATACTGGTTCAGCTGGAGTTGCCCAAAAGAAGATGCAGTCTCAAATAGGTTCTAAGCCAATTAAAGTTAAAGTTGCTAAGCCTAAGGTACCCACACCTAAGACGCCCAAGATTAAGACCATGCATGTAAAGGTAGCTAAGCCTAAAGTTCCCCAACCTACAATGCCTAAGCCTAAAACCTTGCATATTAGGGTTGCCAAACCTAAGGTGCCACAGCCAACTATGCCTAAAGTCAAAACAATCCATGTTAAAGTAGCACGACCAAAAGTGCCGACTCCAATAATGCCTACAGTTAGACCGATTCCGGGTCCTAGAATGGGCAGAGCAAAAACTGCTGAATTTTTAGCAAGCGTTCAATCCGCGATTAGTCGAGCGGCTGCAATAGCTCAAGCAGGAGCTGGTCCGATGTTTAGCGCAGGAGCAATGATTGGACAAGGATTAGCAGCTGGAATGCGGTCAGCAGTAGGCGAAGTTGCAGCCGCCGCTGATGCATTAGTTGCCCAGGCAGATCGTGCCGCACGGGCTAAAGCGAAAATCCACTCACCGTCAAGGCTTTTTGCTGAAATAGGTGGTTATCTCGGTAAGGGTATGGCTATTGGGATGAACAGTACACAAGGCTTAATTGCTAGTGCTAGTGATGCGATGATTGCTACTGCAACACCTGATACGGTTGGCACTAACTATGATGGCAGTGTTAATCAATCTGGCAGACCTAGTGGTCTTACCAATGCAAGATTTGGCGGAAACAGTACAAGCAATGACAACCGCTCATCGACAATCACAATCGAGAGTGGTGCCATTCAAATTAATAGTTCGGGTAGTGCCGAGTATGATGCTGATACGCTTTTAGCAGCGTTAGAAAATAAGATTATTGCTCAACAAGAGAAATCTTTGGGCTAAGAGATAGAGGGTGATAAATAATGGATGGGTTTGGCGTTTTTTTGACAAACTATAAAAATAACAAAACTATCCAATTGCCGGTTAATCCGGCTGAGTTAAAGCTCAAATATGAGGGAGATGACCAGAGTCAAACGGTCGTCAATCTTGGTGAGATTAATCGGCTGGGTAATCTAAAATTGGTAGATATAACAATCGAAAGTACGTTTCCACTAAATGAGACTACTTATATAGCTGTAGATGAGCTTCAAGAACCAGAGTACTATATTGATTTCATTAAAAAAATCCAAAAAGCTAAAGGACATATGCAGGTTGTTGTGGCTAATACCAAAATAAGTTTAGCGATGACTATTTCTAGTTTTGAATATGGCTTTGAAGATGGCTACGATGAAGAGTACAAGTATACACTGGAGTTGAAACAGTATCGTGAGTTTAAAGCAATTAAAGTTTCTACTTCTAAAAATAAAAAGAAGAAAAAATCCAAAAAAGGTAAAGAGCGGATTTCACCGCCAAAGAAATTTGGAGTTGGCTCAAGTGTTGTAGTTAGTGGCAAGTTGTATATGGACTCAAATGGCAATGGCCCTGGGGGTTACGAAAAAAATGCTAAGAGGACTGTGATTAACATTGCCACTGGTCATAAGTTCCCAATATGTGTTGGCATAAATGGTTCTGCACGTGGCTGGGTCAGAAAAAGTGATGTGAAAAAAGCATGACAGTCACAACTTTTAAACTTAAGCGCCGTAGTAATATGTATCGTAAATCTAAAAGTAATGGTAAAGGTACCACATATGATTTGAGGCAAGTAGTGACCAATATTAAATGGTCTACTGACTTGAATTTTAGTGCTGGCGAATTAACATTTGACTTGATTCAGAATGCTCATCAAATTATTCCTTATACGGGCGACATTATTACCTTCAGCTGGGACCACCACAAGATTTTTTATGGCTATGTTTTTAAATACGAAGTAAAAGAAGACAATACAGTGAGCGTAACGTGCTATGACAAATCAAGGTATCTCAAGAACCAAGACTCAATTGTTTGGCAATCTGGCACAATTGCAGACCGTTTCAACAATGTATGCAAACGTGCAGGTATCAGTCACAAGGTGGTTGATAAGCCTACCCATAAGGTTTCGGCTGAAGTTTGTGATGGCAAGACTTACTTTGATATGGTAAAGAGTGCTATAACTAAAACTAGGACAGCCACTAAGCATATGTACTACATATACTGCAATTACGACACAGTAGAGCTTAGGCGTTCTCCATATAAAAAGTTAAAAATAATAATTGGTAGTAAGTCGGCAATGACCGGCTTTTCTTATGCCGTTGATATTAACAACACAGCTAATGTGGTCAAAGTAATTCAGAAAGATACCAAGAAATCGCAGTCAAAATCAGCCACTGCCAAACAAGACAATCCTAAACGGACTAGCTTTAAATCGACCAGTGCTGCAGGTAAATCTACCGAACAGTGGAGTAAATTGCAAGAAACAGTTAATAAGAAAAATAAAGCTAATCATGCTCAGATGGTTAAACAAGCTAAAGATGAGCTACGCAAGAAAAATAGAGCTAACAAGGAGTTAACAATTGACTGTATCGGGCATATTGATTTAGTAGCCGGTAACGCAGTTACGATTAAAATTAATGACCTTGGGAAAACTCTGAAAAACTGTCCAATTCTAAAGGCAGAACATAATTTTGGTACTGATTATAATTGTCATTTAACAATGAAAGTAGGTGCAGAATGGCTGGGGAGCTCTTAATCAAGATGCTAAAGGAGCGTGGTGGTAAAGATAGCGAGTATTCTGATGTGATTTATGGGGTGGTTACTTCTGTAAAACCCTTAAAAGTACAATTAGCTAACAACATAGTAATTGATGATAACTTTATAGTTCTAGGCAAGCATATTGGCAAGTTTCAACTGCCAGGCAAAGCAAAAATTGAAGTTAAATCCCACAGTGATCAGATTGGGAATGTATCGGGAAATCGTCCAACAGTCAGTGAAGATATTACCTTTAAAGAAATGGAATTCGACAATAGCCTTAAAAAAGGTGACAAGGTCACGATGATACGCATGGACGGTGGTCAGCAGTTTTACTTGTTTGAGCGAGAGGAGGGCTAAACATGAATGAAGACGACATTATTGTTACAGAGGACGATGACAGTGAAAATAATGCTGAATTGGAAGATGATATCGACACTGATAGTGACGATGATGAGAGCTTGGATGATGAGCCAACCTTAACTTTTAAAGTTGAAAATGGTCGTATTCGGGGCAAAGTTGATGAACAAGAAGCTATGATTCAAGCAGTTGACAAGATACTGCAAACAGAGCGTCTAGTCTTTCCCATCTATTCAGACCAGTATGGTAACGATTTCAACGATTTAATTGGAAAGGATATGGGTTATGCTAAAGTTGAAGTTGAACGTATGCTGAAAGAGGCACTATTAGCGGACGATCGAGTTACTGATGTTCAAGTTGATGAAATAGAACAAATTAGTCGTGATACTTTGCAAGTCAAAGGAATATGCATAACAGCTTTTGGTGATATTAATATAGACAGTGAGGTGAGTCTTGATGAACCCTGATGAATTAGCGGCTAGTTATATGGCTGAAGATTTTGATTATTGGTTAAATCTAATGCTAGATAGTGTGCCAGATGACATTGACCAACGTGAAGGCTCGATTATATATGATGCACTAGCGCCAGCGGCAATGGTAATGGCACAACAGTCATTAGATAGGGCTAACATCATTAAGCAAACATATATTAAAACGGCACAAGGACAGTTCTTAGATTACAGAGCCGCTGAGCATGGTACAGCCAGATATGCAGCAACACAAACGGAAGTTAAAGCTAAATTTTTAGATTCTGACGGCAATCCTATTAATAACGTACAAATGGGCGATAAATTTGCCAGTATTGGTGAAACGCCTATTTTTTATACTATTCAAAAGGTCAACGATGATCTTACGGCTGAAATGACTGCAGATGAACCAGGAACAATTGCTAATTCTTACATAGGTCAAATTTTACCAGTTACGGCAAACGATTCATTAAACTGGGCAGAAATAACTGAAATAGTGGCACCGGCTAGGGATGAAGAAACAGATGACCACTTGCGTGATAGATTGTTACAATCTGATGACTGGATTGCTTATGGTGGCAACATTACCGATTATTTAGCAATGCTATCAAAGATTAAAGAAGTTGGAGCTGGACAAGTTTATCCCATCTGGAATGGTGCAGGAACAGTTAAGTTAGTTATTGTTGATAACACTCTAATGCCTGCTAGTGCTGACTTAATTAAAAAGGTTAAAAACATCATTGACCCTATTGATAGCGAGGGCAATGGCTATGGTCTAGCACCAATTGACCATCAAGTAACGGTTGTAGCACCAACTACTTTAACGGTTAATGTTTCAGCAACTATAAATATTGACGGCAATCATGGTGTAGATATTGTTAAAGCTAACATTAAGACGGCAATTGAAGCCTACTTTAAGTTACTAAGACAGGCTTGGAATAGGGCTGACCCCACAATAGGTCGTGGTTATGCGCAAACAATCTATCGCTCTAAGGTATTATCACAAATTATGATGACTGAAGGCGTGGTTAACGCGTCGGTGCCAAAATTAAACAATGCTGATAACGATATAGTTTTGACCTTTAATAACCAGACTTCACAATTACCAGTATTAGGAGAGGTGGTGCTAGATGGCTAACAATCTAATGGACTACTTACCAGATTACTATGATGGCGTCTATGAGATGGAAGCAATCATGCACGCTCAAGGCGGTGTGCTGGATAGAGCTGAAAGTGAGCAGTTAAGACTACTTTTAAACCAGTTTGTAACGCAAACAGACGCTAAAGGGATAGCCGTTTTTGAAGACCAAGTTGGTATTAAGCCAGCATCAGGTGATACTTTACAAATGCGGCAGAACAAGGTACTAATGCGCTTGTTACCGCCTAGACCAATCACAATTAGGTACATGCGAGAGCTGTTTGTAACATTGAAGATACCTGCCACTATAAGGGTTGACTATCCCAAAAGGGATGCAATTGTCGAAGCCAAAAATGCAGAAATTACTAGCAAGCAGATTGATAATGTCAAGTATCTACTCAATATTTATTTGCCAGCTAACATGGTCTATGAAATTAGAGTGGCTTTAAACGAAGTACAAATTACCAATAATATCAAAATTGGGGCTGGTATATGGTCCAGAGCAGATGTAACTGTACAGGCTAACCTGTCGCAAATTAAAAATTAAAGGAAGTGATATTTTTGTCAGAATACAATAAAACGATATTAACCAACCAAGGTCTGGATTTAATGGCCCGTGCGAATAAGGGGACAGCCAGGTTTGCAATTACTAGAGCGGCAACTTCGACTGAACAACTAGCTAATAAGAGTATGGCTGACTTACAGCAACTAACTGAGTTGCCTAGTTTAATGCAATATGGGGTCATAAATAATGTAGCTGATTCAACGCAAGATAAAAGTATTGTTATTGGTACTGAACTACTTTTTAATAATAAAGATTTAGGTAATGGCTATAACATTAATACGATTGGGCTTTTTGCCAAAGAAGATGGACAAGATAAAGAGATACTCTATGCTATTACAACAGCTATTGCGCCTGAGTTTATGCCGGATTATAAAAATAAAGTCCTATTTAAGTTTAGCTTGACAATGTTTGTCGCTGTTGGACGTACAGATAATGTATCGGTGATTGTCGACGACTCGAATTCAGCAACAAAAGCAGATTTGACTAAAGTCAAAAAAGAGTTAGACGGTAAAGTAAATGTTGGAGACGTTTATTCTAAAACTGAAGTTAACGAAAAATTAGACCAAGCTGGAAAGTTGAAAAAGATTAGCGTTAACGGTGGTGTACCTGTCGAACCTGATGCCGCAGGGGTGGCAAACATTGATATTAAAGAGCCAGACTTATCAAGGTTTGAGACAAAAGAAGATGCACAAAGACAGCTTGCTAAAAAAGTTGAAAGCGTTAATGGCAGGCAACCTGATAATTTGGGTGCAATCAGGTTGCCTAGCTTTAACAATGCAGATTTTGTGATATCTAAGTCAGACTTTGATTTAGATACAGCCACAAATCCTGGCTACTATCGTTTCGTTTCAGCGAATTTATCAACTGGGGTAAATAACACAAGTGGGTTGACTGATTTGCCAAATTTTACGAATGTTTCAGGCTATCTTATAGTCATTAACTACAGCGATTACTATGTCATTCAGCTATTAATGCTGTTAGATACAGCTGATGTCAAAGACATAACTTTTGCTTTCAGAACCATTGGCAAAAATAACTACAAGTATAGAGATAAGTTTAAAAGGTTAATTACTAATAATGAATTACGCGATTTGCAAAATCAATTAGAATCCAATTTAGAAGGTGTTCAAAAAATTTGGACGGGTACTTTGACACAGTACAATTCATTAACAGTCAAAGATCCAAAGACAACGTATTATGTGCTTGAAAGTTAAGGTGGTTTAATGAATTTATCAAAAATTTATGTCAGCAATAAGCAAGTACAGCAGCTTTTTGTTGGGAATAATCCTATAAGTCATGCTTTTTTAGGCGAAAAACTAGTCTATGTAAAAGAAAACAATTATAAAGAAGATTGGTCTAACCAAGTTGATACTAATAAAACTTGGGTCGTAGAAAAATCTATTGTTGATTCAGAGGGTAGTATATATGTTTTAACTACTACGGCATTAGCAGATTATATGCTTTACAAGTTAAGTTCTAACCATGGTCTTATAATTGATAGCTCTAAATATGAATCTGAGCCAGATATTTGCTTAGATAAAGATAATAACTTATATATTACATCCGTAAACTCATCTGGCTTAAAAATTCAAGCGTTTGATAAAAATAATAACATTGTTTTTTCTAAACTATATAGTATGTCAATAAGTATTGAAAAAAAATGGAGAATTAAAACTACTGTAGATACTAATAATTTATATGTTTGCTTATCTACATTTGAAAACAATACGCTGCTAATGGTTTTTAACAAAAATGGAGTTGAAATTAATGAAGTTAACCTAAAAATTAATTCTGGTGAGTATCTCAATAATATCGAAACAAATGATGGACTATATTTATATTATTCTACAAATGTTGAAATTCATAAAATTGAAAAAAGAAATTTGAATAATGATATTGTGCTTAAGACCGAAAAAGAAGTTATTGATTTCACGGTAGATAATATCGGTAATGCTTGGGTTATGACATCCGATGCAATTTATATTTTTTATCAAAACAAATTGCCTACAAAAATTATACATATTGGTGATATATCTAAAGATCTATTATGCTTTGTATATATAGTTGTAGATAAAACTAATGAGATTTTTGTAATTGCACGTACTGCTAATTCTTATATATATTTATTAAGATTTAGGTCAGGTGGAGATATAAGCCTTATGATACCAATAGATGAGTATAGTTATGGTCGTTGTGTTTTAAGCATTAATAGCAACAATGATATATATTTTTTATACCTGAATAATGACTTTTTAAATATTAAAAAAATGAAGGCTATTTAGAAAATAGCAAGAGGGAAATAAAAATGACAGAAGAGACATACAATACATACTATTACAGCGACCCGACTAGTTCGGACATTAATATGCATCACTTAGTAATACAATCAATTTTAAAATTGGATGACTTGCCATGGCGCTGGCATGCAGAAAAGCCTGATGAGTCAATGGTTGACCCAATATGGGACAACAAAACAAATGGTTGGGTTGAAAATGACTCGAGCAGCAAGACGCAAATAATCGCTAATTTGCAAACTAAAGTCGAAACTCAAGCAAAACAGTTAGAGCAAATGAACAAGAACCAAGAAACTAGCTTAACTTCAATCTCAAAAAATCAAGCCGAAATGCTAAAAATGATGGCACCACTACTGGCCAAAGGGGGCAAGACTAATGCTTGATTATTTTAAAGAAATGACCCAAGAGTTTTATAATGACGGTTTTTATACTACGGCAGATATCGCCTCCTTTGTAGGGTTAACACTACTTACAGGTAATGACTATAAAGAAATCACAGGTGACGACTATGTGGCACAGACTAACTAATAATATTAATAAAAATTTTAACCAAGTAGTAATAGGCCTATCAATTGTATTAATTGGTGGGTTTTTATTTGCAGATAAAAGCTACTTTACATGGCCACCACAATTGAGACCAATGATGAATAGTGAGTATTCTGACATCTTTTTTGTTGTTCTGGGATTAGTGTTGCTCTATTGTGCCGTTACTGGTAATAAAAATAAAGTAATACATGATATTACAATTACTGTTGCTGGTGGTGCGACATTTGTGCTGCTGACAGAGCAACTGTGGCATGTTTTATTTGCCCATAACATAGAGATGACAATGGCAGTAATCTTTGATGCTGTTTTATTTATTTTGATTATCAGGTGTGCATATACAAGCTAGGAGGCGATCACTTGCACGATTTACAAGTGTTTGCCAGCGCTGTTGGTGCATTAGTAACTGCTATTGCTGTAGCACATAAAACTAACAGAGCAGACTATGATGCAATTTTTAAGGAAAAGGACGCAATCATTAAGAGCAAAGACTCAATTAATAAAGAACTTCGCCTCGAACGAGATGAATTTAAAAAAGACTATTATGAAGAAAAAGCTTTACGAAAAAAGCTAGAAAAAGAATTAAAGGAATTGAAAAGCACTAGATCATAGTATCTAGTGCTTTTTTAGAAAGGATTTAAAAATGACTCAAATTATTAATATTCTAAATTCGGTACTGCCATACATTGTACTGCTTGCTGTAGGGGTTGTGGCTATCTATCCATATGCAAGACAGCATAATCCGGCAATTGCGGACAAAATGAAGTGGCTGTATGACGTTGCTCAGTATATTGTGGCACAGCAAGCCACGCGTGATACTAGCGGTGCTGACAAAAAAGAAACGGCAACTACTGCTTTATTAGAGCAAGCAAAGCTATCTAAAACCAAAATTACTCGTAATACTGCAGAAGGCTTGATTCAAAAAGCCTATAACGAAACAAAGGAGACTAAATAATGAAAAGAAATTTTAACTACGCTTTAAGTGATTCTGAAGGTAGCTCACAACTGGCTACACCAAGATTCATTATTGCTCACTCTACCGCTACACCTAATGGGGAAGCTTGGGCTATTGCTAGAAACATGAAAAATGGAATCAACACTAGCCAGACTTATGTGCATTTTGTCATTGACGACAAGAGCATATATCAGGTTGGCGAGTTGGGTTATGTGGCTTGGGGTGCAGGTAGTCCTGCTAATAGTTTGGCTCCTGTTCAGATTGAATTGTGCGAGTTCAGCAATCACAGACGGGCAATGAAAGCCTATAAGCATTATGTAAACTGGCTCAGATGGTCAGCTAAAAAGTATGGCATACCATTAGCTCTAGACACTAACTCATATCGTGGCATTAAGACACACTCATGGCTTGTGCAGCATGGCTACTCAAACACTGACCACACCGACCCTTGGGGATATTTGGCTCGCCTAGGTATCACTAAGGCAAAGTTTTCTAAGGATTTAACTAAAGGTTTTAGTGGCGCCAATATTGCACTCACTAAATAGAAATAAAAAAGCCACACAGATTAATTTCTGGGTGGCTTATTTTTATGCGTAAAATTACGTTTAATTTTAATTTGTTAAAAAGTCCTGTTTTTGTAAATTATGAAGTAAATTTACTAATGAAAACATCAAAAAAGCGCTTTTTTGTAAATTACATATGAGGAATATCAGGATAAATGCTCAAAACAGGGTTTTTAGCATTTTAAATAGGCTAACTCTGGACGTTAGTCTGGGGTGGCTTGTTTGGATGCTAGAGGTTACTGTTGATGGAACTTTCAAAGAATACAAAATGGAGAAAAAACTCATGACTAAGTATAATTATGATTTTGATACAATGGTTAAAAAAATGAGGGAAATTTGGACTCCAGAAGATTTCCTAAGAGCTACAGAAAAGTTAATGTATGCAGGTTACATTAACTATGAACAAACTTCCAATAAGAGCAGGTAAGTATAAAATGATTAGTGGCACAAAGTAAAAATAATTTTATGAAATTTACAAATAGTGTTACTTAGTAAAAATGTGTACATCAGTCAAGCAATGTGTATCTTTTTACCAAAACGATATATTTTGTCAAGTTTCAACAAATAAATAAGCTAAATAAGCCACTCTGGAGTTAATACTCTGGGGTGGCTTATTTATAAGTATAATAATATAATTATTTGGTACAGTTTTAGCAAGGAGGAAAGAAATGAAAATAAAGAAATATATAATTGCAATTGTGTTAATTGCGACTATGGGAGTAAGTACAGTCTGCACAATTAATAATGCCAAAATTGTTGATGCAAAGATTAATACTGCAGTTTTTCCGAAAAAAATACGGGGTACATGGTATAGTGGAAATGGTGATAAAACTGTTATTACTCCTAAGAAATATATATCTTATGATGGTGGTCACAAATATGTAAGTTATTTACATGTCAGACATAACAATTCTAAGATGTCTAATAAAACACAAAATTGGATTTATTTTTTTGATCGTGGACAAGTCAATGGTAGAAGATGGATTACTATAAAAGGTTGGAATGCAATGATGGGCTTTGGAACACATTACAATGTTTCGAAACTTAATGGTCATTATGTATTAACTACTGCAATAGGAGAACCAATTAGTAGTTCAAGCCATTCGTACAAATCATTAAAACTTGCAAGACAATTAAAGAATCAGCGTTATTCAGGTTTTAAATACTGA